TCCTGTTCTTATTTTGATATCGTTAATGTTCTCTCCGCTTTCACTACCGTCTGCTACGACAATTACCGCATACCAATCATTACCGCTTCTTGGGTCTACTGCAGGAGCCAAATTAGAAGAAGTTGCAGAGACAGAAACTAGTAGGTTGTCTCTGAGGATTTTACCTGCCGCTACTGCATATGTGGTTCTACTACCACTTCCATTTTGCGTTATGTTAAAACCGCTAATTACCCTATCATTACCTGTAGCAATGTTGAGAGCATTGATAATACCGCTATGGATATTGTCTGTTCCATCTACTATCCTAGCATCAGGTGATGCTGAAAGTTTTGAAATAAAGCCCGGATTATTCTGTGTCATGCATTAACCTCCAATCTAATTGTGAATGTCACCGTATCTGAATTGGCTATGACACCAGTATTGGTGAAAGTGACTCGACTTAACATTGTATCGTCAGTAGCATCGGAATCAGTTTTGAATATGCCTAATTCTGATACGCCTTGTAGACCTACCTGTGCGCCTGTAAATTCTGCAGTCCAGATTAATTGAGAACCTATGATAGATGGAGTCACTATCTTTTCTGCTACAACAGAATCTAATTCGGATTGCGAGGCCGCAGTAGAATCTCCACCATTTCCTATCTTTATTGTGGTATATTTAGAAGCAATGTAATTAGTTGCTACATCATTCATTCCGCCGTTAACTATCATTCATAATCCTCCTGTTCATGTAATTCCTCACTATAACTCTTCTTCGTGACTATGCTATGCTCAAACCCTACTTCCTCAGTAAATCCTACAACGTCATCGAATCCCATGTTTGAATTGTATGAAAGCAAGTTGGACGACCCCGATACCTCATACGAAAAACTAACCTCTCTTATACTAATTGTATCGTAGAAGTATTTACCTATTGCTACGTTCTCTCCATCTCTCTTGAATAGTGAGGCACTACTTGTTTTGCTTTTGGCGTTAATTTCAGCCAATCTTTCTGCTATGGATTTATCAAAGGTTCCTACGGTCAAATCCCATGTTCCACCCAAGACGTTTTCAATCTCAAATACTATGTAATCATCTTCAGGAATATTGTGACTCTTGAAATTTAACCTAACTATGTCTCCACACTCTAGTAGTTCCATACCTTGTTTATGGGTTCTGATGTTTATTTTCTTAACCTTGTTGTTTTTACCATGTAAATCTAGTAGTTGTACTGCTCTAATCTGAGCATCAGTTTTGGTTTTAATGGATGGGTCTACGTCTTCTATGGAGTCATCTGCCTCATCTTCGGTTCCGGGTTCTCTTAGAGTAAAGGATACTCTATCTCCTATGACAACTGCCTGATTCTTTCTATCAAAGAGAGATTCGGTATTTTTAACTGAGATTAATCTATTAGATTCCTTGTACGACAATGCATATTTTCTAAGTGCCTTTACATCATCTGTTTTTCTAGCAGTAAACTTTCCGTTTTTTATATCAAAGTCCAACCCATTCTTAGCGGCTAGCGCATTCACCACATCATAGGTATTGACATTATCAAATTTCATTGATGTTATGTACGTTTCTTCTTTAATCTTGACTAACTCATCATGTTGAGCAGGAACATAACGTAGATTCGTTGTAAACACAATATTTGCACTTGAAACACTAGAGACTTCTCCTATTAGATGACCATCTTGTGAATATAGAACATCTCCAACTGATACCTTTTCTACATTAGCAGTACAAGTAATTGTATCATGTAGGCTATCATTTGGTGATTCTGTTACAGTATCAGAAGTAGAAGACACAATATTACCCGTATACTCAACAAAACTAGAGTTATTATCAAATGCAAGCCCAGATTCTTGTACTATGTTTTTTATTTCGTCTACAATGGGACTTCCTACTGAGAATGTAGTGCCAATGTGACACTTTTTTACGTTCTGTAGTTTTGGTCTTTTGGTCAAATCCAAATCAAATATTTCACCAAAGGAAACTACTCCATTTCCAGAGAGTTTGCCATCAAATTTCATCACTAGTCCAACTTCGTGATTTAATGAGAGTGTCGCTCCGTTGTAGTTTTGTGAGTCAAATGCCTGAGATACATCTGTGTATTTAGGTCTAGCAGTAGCAAATGTCAGATTTCTGACTTGTTGATTAACTCCATCAGAAATATGCATGTTTAGTTGCTCTAAATTGGTAAATTTACTAGTCGCTTGCCCCGGCTCTCTTAAGTCAATGCTCTTAGTTTGAAAAGTCGTAGAATCACTACCCTTTAATCGTCCTGAACTGCTTGGTAGTGAAATTTCTCCATCCACATCTAGCATTAGGTGCATTGTATAGATGCTCTCGCTATACACATTTCCATCAGTTACATTGTCATTTGTTCCGGGTTCGCCAGTTAGGAAGTCATGTCTTTTGAATTTATTACTCTGCTTCAAAACATTGAATTCAATATATCCTTCTTCTTCGTCAAAGGTTGTTTCTGATACTCTCATCAGTCTCCAATTCATTCTTTTAGCATCGTTACAAAAGATAGGATTATCTAAAACAATTGTATGAGTTTCTATTTCATTTACATAAGCAGAAGTATGGCTTTTTATTCGTGTCATCGAGTAAGGGAATGAGTTAGCCTCAGTGTTTCTTACGTTACTGTTGGTTTCCAAAGAAAGTCTTTCCGAGACTAGGTAGTATCCAGTTAGGTTAGGTAGGAAACTTAGCCAAGTATGTCGAGATGTATCATCCAATGTAAATACCATTTGAGATATATATCCAGCAGAAGGAGCAGTTAAAGTAAGACTAGTAACTGTATTATTATCCTCATCCTTTGCATTCCCCGACCCATCACACCTTAGTTTGAATACTGGCTTGATTAGCATTTGTGCTGAAGTAACTAATCCAATTGGGTCACCACTCATATCATTGTGACTATCAGTAAAATCATTGGATATTGCTTTCTTTTCAGATAAAAACACCTTGTCTGTTGTAGTTCCAGCCATAGAAACGTAGTCTCCAGAAGCGGCTGATGTAATTCCCATGCTTTGAACCATAGCCGTTCTAGTAAGTTGGTCAAAGTCCGTAGTTGCTCCCGACCCTAGATATGCCTCATAATTAGCATCGGAATCCAACTTCAATACGGAACTCGTTAGTTCGATTGGGTTCATACTCACACTATTATCTTCCATTGCTACTT